TATAACTTGAAGAGGAATGAACGATGTGTGGTGGACCTTCACAGGCAGAAAAGCAAGCAGCAGCGGATCGGCGCATGGAAACGGAGTTAGCTAAAGCTAAGGCCATCGAGGAAAAAGCTGAAGAGAAACGCGAAGACATTACTGACGCTCTTACATCAAGAATAAAGCGCAAAGGTCTCAAGGGCGGCGGCTACGGCAAAAGGTCTTTGATAAGTTCTGGTAGTGGTGCTGGCTTTTTGAAAAGGTTTGGTAGCTAATAATGGATAATATTGCTAAAAAGTATCTCTCAAAATTTGAGAAAGCTAAGGCTTTTAGAGAAAATTGGGTTTCGCTATTCGAAGAGTGTTATGAGTACGCGCTTCCTCAGAGAGAATCTTTTTATGCTGAGACTGCTGGTCAGCGTCGGGATGACAAGATATTCGATGAGACTGCAGTAGTCGGAGTGCAGGAATTTGCTAGTAGATTGCAGCATGGTATTGTTCCTAACTTTGCTAGATGGGCTGATTTCGCAGCGGGTAGTGAAGTCCCGCCAGAAGATCGTGATCGCATAGACAATGAGCTAGATGATGTAACCGAGTATGTCTTTGATATCATTCAAAATTCTAACTTCGGTCAAGAGATTCATGAATCATTCATGGACTTAGCTGTTGGTACTGGCGTTATGGCTGTCGAAGAGGGTGATGCCTTAAATCCTGTGATTTTTTCTGCTATACCTTTGCCTCATGTTGTTCTTGATACTGGGCCTGATGATCGTATCGATCATGTGTTCAGAGAAAGAAAGAAGGTTCCATTCGAGCACTTGCCGTTGATGTATCCTAACTCCTCCTTTGATCCAAAGGTTATGGCTCTTATGTCATCTAATGGGACTACTGATGTAGTTGAGGTGGTTTGCCGAGATTACAGTAGGCGCAATGAGGAAGCATACTTTCATTACGCTATATGCCAAAGAACTAGAACTATTCTTCATCAAAAGGAGATGGTTGGCGTAGGTTCTAATCCTTATGTTTGTTTTAGATGGACGAAGTGTGCTGGTGAAGTGTACGGTCGAGGTCCACTTATTAATGCGCTATCTGCTATTAAGACAACCAATCTTACAATTGAGCTAATACTTGAGAATGCACAGATGGCTATCTCTGGTATTTATCAAATGGAAGATGATGGTGTAGTAAACCCAGATACCATACAACTTGTTCCCGGCAGTATTATACCAAAGGCTATGGGCTCTGCTGGCTTGCAGCCTATCAATGCTGCTGGTCGCTTCGATGTTGCTCAACTTGTTCTGGGGGATATGCGTCAGAACATTAAACGAGCGCTGTATAACGATATGCTTGGCAATCCAGACAAGACTCCAGCAACGGCAACAGAAGTTTCTGAGCGTATGGCAGACTTATCTCGTCGTATGGGCGCTGCATTTGGTCGCTTGCAATCAGAGCTTGTTCAGCCAGTATTGCAGCGTGTCGTTTACATTCTTAGGAAGCAAGGTCGCATTGAGCTACCTACTGTCAACGGTCGGGAGATTAAGGTTCGGCCTACTTCTCCACTTGCTCAAGCCCAAGCAAATCAGGACATATCAAGCGTCGCTAGGTTTCTTGAGATGGTCGGCGGTACGTTTGGACCTGAGATGTTGCAGCTACTTATTGACGGCGAAGAAGTGGCTATTCATCTTGCGAAAAAATTTGGTGTACCAGACAGCTTGATTCGTGATGAAGAACAGCGTAAACAAATAGCTGCAATAGCGCAGCAAATGGCACAGCAACAGCAACAACAGATGTTGCAGGAACAAGGAATGGAAGTTGAACAAGAAGGTTAATATTGGGATTGATGGCATACAGCGGCCTCAGAACCGCGACATAGAAATCAGCCAGAATATAGCCACTATCTTTTCCAACCCTACAGGTAAAGAAGTCCTTAGTTACTTGCGCTCCATTACCATTGAAATGGTTCATGGACCTAATGTTACATCTGAAGAACTGCGCCATCATGAAGGTCAACGATATCTTGTTGGCCTAATTGAGCAGCGGATATCTCACGCACATAGGAGTAAGCAATGAGTGAATCATTAGTATCAGGTCAGGTTGAGTCAGAGTCAGCTCAATCTGATCAGACGGAAGCCACAACGGTTGAACTAGAATCTCCCTCTGGTGATAGACCCGAGTGGCTTCCTGAGAAATATTCTTCCCCAGAAGACTTAGCTAAAGCATATAAGGCTTTGGAGTCTAAGCTTGGAACTAAAGAGGAAGACCTTAGAAACAATATCCTAGAAGAACTACAAGCTGAAGCTTATGGAGATAGACCAGACACCGCTGGTGATTATCAACTTCCTGAGTCAGTTGACCCTGAGTCAGCTGTAGATAGTGAGCTTATGTCTTGGTGGGCAGAGCATGCCTTTGAAAACGGTTATGGACAGGAAGAGTTCCAAAAAGGCGTTGAAATGTACATGCAAGCTACTCAACAGGCGCAGCCTGATCTTGAGGCTGAGTCAGCTAGGCTTGGTGAGAATGCCTCTACTCGCGTTGAGTCTGCTAGCGCATTTGCTTCTAAGTTCTTTCCGGATGAAGTTATGCCAGCAATCGAGAGAATGTGCGAAAGTGCCGAAGGCATTATGGCTTTAGAGGTTATAATGGATGGAATGAAGGACGGATCGTTCTCTGGTAATACTTCTGCGCCGAGCCAAATAACTGCGGAATCCTTGCAGACTATGATGCAAGATGACCGATATCATCATCCTGTCCGGCGAGACCCTGCGTTTGTGAAGCAAGTTGATGCAGGATTCAAAGCCCTTTATGGATAAGCCTCTTATTAAGTATAAGGAATTTGAGCTATACAATCTAAGGGAAGAGGATATTCTTCCCTTTTCTCGCAATCTTTCAAAAGAGAACGTGCGTGAGTTTGATGTGCTGTATAACACAGACCCTTACAATGGCCTTCTTAGTATGCTTGATGATGACCTATCACACGCCGTAAAGGTTGATGGAGAGATTGTTGCGGTGTCAGGCGTGTATGGAAGAATATTTTACGCCATGTTTTCTAAGAAGATTAAGAAAAACTGGCGCGGATTGGTCCGAGGATCGCCTAGGCTTATAAGTTATTACCACAATTTCATTAATGAGCTTGAGTGTAATATCTGGTCTGAGAATGTTTTTACTATGAACTGGGTGTGCCACTTAGGTTTTGAGCCTAAAAATAACTATACTGACGTTAGGGGAAACCCTATGGTGCATTTTGTGCGTTGCAAATATCGAAAAGATAATGTTCATTCTGAATTGTCACGGCCCGTGATGCACTGAAAGGCCCAGCTGGATACCCTTGAAGAAGTGAAGTAACGGATACCCGCCAAACAAAACTTTACTTAGGGAATAACCCAATGGCTAACACAATAGACCAAGCTTTTATTAAGCAATTCGAAACTGAAGTTCACCTTGCGTATCAACGCATGGGCTCCAAGCTTCGCAACACTGTTCGCACATCCAACGTTTCTGGCTCTGTTGCACGATTCCAAAAGATCGGCGCTGGCGCTGCTTCTACAAAATCACGCAATGGTGATGTGTCCACAATGGAACTGGCGCTCACAAATGTTGAAGCAACAATGGCTGACTTTTATGCAGCCGAGTACATCGACAAGCTCGATGAGCTAAAGATTAACATCAATGAGCGTCAAGCGGTTGCTACTTCTGCTGCTTCTGCGCTGGGTCGCAAGACTGATGAGTTAATTGTTGCTGCTATGGATGCTGGTGCAAACAGCACACAAGTCGCAGACACAGGCGGTGCGCTTGTAAAAGCTGACCTTTTAACCTTGTTCCAAACATTTGGCGCAGCAGATGTTCCAGAAGACGGACAGCGTTATCTTGCTATGTCTCCAGCCGGCTTTGCTGATCTATTCAACATTAATGAGTTTGCTTCTAGCGACTATGTTGGTGATCAGAACCTACCTTTTGCTGGCGGCATGACCATGAAAGAGTTCTTGGGCTTCAAGATTTTCTCAACCTCTGCGGTTGCTGGTGGCAAAAACTTTGCTTACCACACTACAGCAATCGGTATTGGGATTAACTCTGATGTTCAGACTGAACTGAATTATGTACCGCAAAAAGTCGCACACCTTGCTACATCGATGATGAGTATGGGTGCTATCGGCATTGACAATAACGGTATCTACGAAGTTCTCGACAACAACTAATAGGGGTAGGGGGCTTCGGCCCCCTAAACTTTTATGCCAGATATTGCAAACACAGCTATTAAAGTATGTTCAAGAGCATCTATCCTTATGGGTGGCGCTCAAATTGTTTCATTTACAGATGGCTCTGTTGAGTCTGATGTTTGCGATGCAATGTATGAAGATATAGCTAGAGCTTCTTTGACCAATACAAGATGGGGCTTTGCAACAAACCAAGCAGTTCTAAATCGTTTAGCAACTGCGCCTACAGGAAGGTGGAGTTCTGGTTATCAACTTCCATCAGGCACTCTTAATGTTAATACAGTCACAGTAAACGACTATGCAATCGCCTTCGACACTTACGGCGACAACATTTACTGCAATGCAAACGTTACTGATGAGCTGGTAGCAGATTTTATATTTAGGGCCAATGAATCTCAGTGGCCTTCTTATTTTACCATTGCTGTAGAGTATGCGGTCGCTGCTGTTTTGGCTATCTCTGTAGCGCGTGATCCCTCGCTAGCTCAGATGATGGAGCAAAAAGCTTCGCTTCTAATGACTCAGGCTAGGGGCAGGGACTCACAGAGGCAAACGACAAAACGCCTTGATACGTCAAGGTTTATTGCTCAAAGGCGCAGTTAATGCAGAAGACAAGAATCCCTCAAAACAGTTTTCAGTTCGGTGAGGTTAGCGATACTCTTTCAATGAGGACCGATAGCCCTGTATATGCTGCATCAGCATC